GCAGGCAAGAAAGTCTTACAGGATTTAGAGAATAAAATCCTACATCAACCCTCTTGGATACCTGGTAGCAATGAACACTATGGCTACTTCCGTGAGGGTCAAAATTCTGTGATTAGAGATATACAAAACAAAATGAGGAGAGCTTTAAATGGCTGAAGAAGAAGTAGTAGAAGAAGTACAAACCGAAGAAGTTGTTGAGGAAAAGCCACAGGGATTGATGGCAAATGCTAAGAAAGAAGAAGAAAAAGTAGAAGATGGCGAGATGGCTCACGATGTTGAGCAAGCCGAACTAAAGAAACCAGAATATCTACCAGAAGAATATTGGGATGAGAAAACAGGTGCAAATCTTGAAAAACTTATGGGCGAGTTTGACAAGCAGAAAACGAGCTATAACGAACTCCGTAAGAAAATGTCACAAGGCAAGCATAAAGCACCTGAGAAATATACATGGGAAAACCTTGGTGAAGTCGATGCTGATGATCCACTACTTGCTACATACACCGATTGGGCAAAGGAAAACGGCATTTCACAAGAAGCTTTTGATAAGTTGGGGCAAGCTTTCACAGAAATTCAAAACAATTATGCACAGGATGCACAACTTGATTTGGATAAAGAACGTCAACTATTGGGGAAAAATGCAAATGAGATTATTAACAGCAATGTGGAATGGGGTCGTGGGCTGGTTGCCAAAGGTATTTTCACGGAAGCCGACTACGAAGAACTTGAAATCCTCGGTGGCACAGCCAAAGGGCAGAGGATCATCCAGAAAATCAGGGGTCTTACAGGGGAAAAAGAAATCCCAGTTGCGTCAATCGAGGGCGAAGCACCAGACCAAGAAGAACTGATGATGATGGTTCAGGATGCCAGATACCAAAATGATCCGACCTACCGTAAGAAAGTAGAGAAGATGTATCAGGAAGCCTATTCCAATTCATAAACGTAGGGTCTTGATTTTGAACAAGAACTATGATAACGATTAATTTCAAGGACAAGCCATTGTTCGCCCCTTCTGTTAATGGACAGTATCCATAGCCCCTTTAACGGACAAGCGACCTAGTTTTAATTAATTTGGAGAAAATACAATGGCAACTACGCTTTCACCAGCTTTTGTAAAGCTGTTCGAAGCTGAAGTCCATCAAGCCTATCAAGGAGCTGCCGTATTAAGAAATATCTGTCGAACAAGGACAGGTGTTGTAGGAAATACAGCTCAGTTTCCAAAATTAGGTTCTGGCGTTGCAACGGAAAGAACACCTAGTACGGACGTTGTTCCTGTAGGGGGCGTGTTCTCAGCCGTGACAGCGACTATGAAGGACTTTAGTGCATCAGAATATTCTGATATTTTTAATCAACAAAAAGTCAACTTTGACGAAAGATCAGAACTTGCTCAGTTAGTGGGTTCAGCTATCGGACGTAGAGAAGATCAAGTTATCTTGGACGCTTTGACAGCAGCTACCCCTGCTGCAACTGTAGCTAATACGGTTGTAACTTCAGGTTCAGCTTCTGCATCGGACCTCAATATTGGTAAGATATTAGCAGCTAAGAAAACTTTAGATACGAACTCTGTGCCACCTGATAACAGGCATTTGATTATTCATGCGAATAACCTAGCTGGTTTATTAGGTGATGAAAGAGCCGTTTCTGCTGACTTCCAAACAATTCGTGCCTTATCCAATGGTGAGGTCAATACTATCTTAGGTTTTCAAGTTCACATGATTGGTGACAGAACTGAAGGTGGATTAGCGATTGACGGAAGCTCTGACAGAACCTGCTTTGCTTTTCATAGAGATGCGATTGGTCTAGCCGTAGGCATCCCACCAAAAACAGAAATCAACTATGTACCTGAGAAAACTTCTTTCTTGGTAACATCTATGTTTTCTGCTGGTGCGATTTCTATCGATGGCAATGGTCAAGTCGACATAACCTGTAGGGAGAGTTAATCATGGCTTTTGATAGAGATGGATGGCAGCCAATGGGCGGTCAAGCAAAAAAAGGTTTAGCTCCGCAAATGTGGTCCTATACCTCAACAGATGCAAAGACAGCAATCGATGCTTCTGGTTATTTTAACGATGTTTCAACTGATGTTAGTGTGGGTGATCTTATCTATGTTCATGCTTCAACAGGTGGAACGAGAACTTATAGTTTGCACCCTGTCGTATCCAATGCGTCAGGTGTTGTAGATATAGGTGATGGTACAGCTATTAGTGCAACTGATAGTGACTAATAAAAGGTGACGTAATGGCTGCTGGCGATACAGATGTTTCAATTTGCTCCGAAGCCTTAATTCTGTTAGGTCAAACAGCCATTACATCTTTTGATGACGGTACAGCAGGTGCTGGTGCAGCATCAAAAATATATCCTAAAGTTAAATCAAGCACCTTGGGAATGTATCCTTGGACGTTTACATTAGCCAAAGTACAGCTAGGACAACTAGCAGCAGCTCCTACGAATGTTTGGGAATATGCGTATCAACTGCCTTCACAGATGCTTACTGGTGTTCCTCGAAGGGTTTTTGCTTCTGATAGCGTAGGTGCAAATGTAATCAAAGATTATGAAATACAAGGTAATCAACTACTGACAGATTACACAAAAATCTTTGTAGATTTTCAGCAAACGGTAAGTGAGCAATCGATGCCAGATTACTTTGTTAAGTTGCTGACCTATCAAATGGCTTGGCATTTAGCGATACCGATTACCGATCAGGCAACAATGCTTGATACTTATAGAACAATAGCCTTGGGAACGATGGCTGAAAGTGGTCGTGGTGGATACTTTCGTACGGCTACAAATATAGATAGTGCTGGTCAAAGCACCACAGTAATTGGAGATTATTTACTGACAGAGGTACGCTAATGAGTAGAGTTACCGTCTATCAATCAGACTTCAGTTCTGGAGAAATAGACCCTCTGTTCCTTGGACGTATTGATTTAGACCAATATAGAAAGGGTTTAGAAGAAGCCAAGAATGTAATCGTATTACCTCAAGGTGGTTTTGAAAGACGACCAGGTACACGCTTTATGCTTGATCTTACATCCCATTTAGGTAGTGGCATTACAGCAACACAAGGTATTAGGCTTATTCCTTTTGAGTTTTCTACCACCCAATCTTTCATGCTTGTCTTTGTGAAGAACTCTACATCATCAAGCAATAATGTTCGTATGTTTGTGTTTGCTTCCAAAGTACAGATTACAGGGATCAATGGCGGTTCTGATCCTTACCTAGAAGTTTCTATGGGTGATATTGATTTATCCAAACTAAACTTTACCCAATCAGCAGATACACTTGTTTTAGTTCATGAAGATATGTCACCGATCAGTATTGTTCGTGGTGCAAACAATCAAACATGGACAGCAGCTACGATTGCTTTGACAATACCTAAACACGCTTTCACACTTGGTAAGGCTGAAATATCAGGTAATGTTACTCCCTCTGCTACTTCTGGTTCGATCACCCTAACCTCGGCTGGAAGTAGCTTCACTACTGCTCATGTCGATCAATTCTTTACCAGAGATGATGGTTTTGGTCGTGTTCGGATTGTAGAGTTTGTTTCTTCTTCTGAAGTCATAGGCGTGGTTGAAGTACCTTTTTTAAACACAACTGCCATTGCAGATTCAGCTCACCACATAGAAACAGGTTATGAAGATGCGTTTTCTACATCTAGAGGGTTTCCAAGATCAGCTACCTTTCACGAAGGTCGTTTGTTTTTTGGTGGTTCTAAATCATTACCCAACACTTTGTTTGGCAGTAAGGTCAATGACTTCTTTAACTTCAAACAATCTCAAGCACTAGATGATGACGCTTTGAAAGCGAACCTAAGTAGTGACCGTGTGAATGCAATTACAAATGTCTTTGCTGCTCGTGACTTACAAATCTTTACAACAGGCGGTGAGTTCTTTGTTCAGCAAACAGAGATTACACCGATTACACCTACCAATCTAACCGTTAAATCAGCCACAAAGAACGGATCAAAAGAAGGTATACGACCTGTTCAAACATCTGATGCAACATTGTTTATTGATCGTAATGGCGGTGGCTTGAGAGAGTTTCTCTATAACGATGCACAGTTAAACTATAATGCGAATAACGTATCTTTCTTGGCTAGTCATTTAATCAAGACCCCATTGAAGATGGCTATGCGTCAATCCACCGATACAGACGAAGGTGATCTATTACTGATTACCAATGGTGAAGATGGCACGATGGCTTGCTTTTCTATTCTTAGACCTGTCAATGTCGTTGCTGGTTCGGAGTTTGTAACAGATGGTAGCTTCATTGATGTAGGTGTAGATGTAACAGATATTTATACGGTTGTAACGAGAACCGTAAACTCTGCAACAAAGCATTACCTAGAGTTATTTGATAGCCAAAGAACAACCGATTGTAATCTACAGTATTTTTCTGGGGCAAGTTCCCCTGACCAATCCTTACCTGGTTCTACATCCGTATCGAGTTTATCTCATTTAGAAGCTAAAACTGTCAAAGTATTACGAGATGGTTTCGTGCTGCTAGATAAAACTGTGTCGTCAGGTGCAATCACCATAGATGTTACTCCATCGTCTTTTGTAGAGGTTGGGCTTGACTACACGGTGGAAGTAAAGACATTACCAAGTGAGCCTAATCTATCTACTGGACCTGTACAATCTAGGAAACGTAGGATTATGGAAGTTACGCCTATTTTAAAATCAACACAGAATGTCAATATTAATGGCTTTGATGTTCACTTCAGGACGTTATCGGATACGTTGGGAACAACGATTAGTTCTTTCTCAGGACGTAAACGGATCGGTCCATTACTAGGGTTTTCTGAAACAGCACAGATTACCTT